GCGCCGCGTTTGTGGCCCGCCCCCGCCCGCCACACCCTGAAGGCCGCCAGGTGGTCGTTGATCGCCTTCGCCGCCGCGTTAAAGGCCGCCTCGTCCGCGGGCTGTATGCCCTCGATCAGCTCGTCCAGCAGCCGCCTGATTTCGATGAATTTCGCCCTCTGCGCCTCGGTCATGCGCTCACCTCCCCGGAAAGGATGGCCAGCGCGTGATCCACCTCGTCGCCCTGATACGCGCCCTGCTCCTCAATGATCTTCTCAACCACCGCCACGATTTCCGCGCGCCAGTCCTCCGGCACATCGGCCTGCGTGATTTCGCCGCGATACAGCTTGTCGGTCAGCTCGTTTTTTTGCAGGATAATGGTGAGCTGCGCCTCATACTCTTCCTGCGTGATCTCCGTGCCGCCCGGGCCGATGCCTACGGCGTAAACCTTCCCGTCTTCTGCAAATTTGATATAGTATCTCATTTCACTACCCCCGCAATCCACGTATTTTCTCCTCGCATATACGAGGTGCCTTTCACTGTTACCTTCTCTGCATCCGGCGTTATCGTTATGTATATCGTGCTATTTCCATACGAAACGCCTTGCGTACTGCCCCAAAAATGCGTCAGGCTTCCATCTGGCATTAGCGCTTCTAATATATTGCGTCCGTAATTAATAGGCGCCGACGATTCAAACATAACAAATAAATTGGGTGTTTCACCGAGACCATGTGTGATTGTCGCGGTTGTGTCAGCACTGTTTACAGAGTATGTTTCTTTGCCATACGCAACCTTCGCACCCGTAATCCCCTGGATCAGTGCCGCCATTTCCGAAGGAAGCATGGTGCCGGTCGTCTCGGTCTTTTCCCGGATTGCGTTTGCAATCGCGGTCAGCGTGCTGTCCTTAATCAATCCCTTCGCCATTAAAAGCTCACCGCCTCATAATCCGTAATCGCGTTGATCTGCGTCGTCACGTAGTCCGCGACGGCCTTGCCGGTGACGGGGTTCGCGCCGGTTGCCGTGACCGCGGCGTCGATGGTCAGCGCGGCGGGCCTGTTCGTCAGGTCGGTATAGCTGCCGGTCGCGGCCACCCTGGCAAGCCCCAGCTTCTCGCGCGCGGTCGCCGGGGAGACAGCGGCCAGCCTGCCTTCCTCGCCGGTCATCACGGGCAGGTCGGCGGTGCTGCCGATCGCGCCCCCGCTGGTCAGATTGCCGTGCGCGTGCGCCGCCTTGGCCGCGCCGATCTGCGTGGTCGTCACGCCGTGCGGGTTGGCCTTGTCGGCCTTGTGGGCCTCGAGCGCGGAGGACAGCGTGCCGATGGGCGCGAACTCACTGAACAGCTTCGTCGTGCCGGTGACCGACAGGCCGTCCAGCGCGACCGAGTAGAGCGGCATGTCCACCGTGTCGCCGTCCTCGATGCTGCCCGTGTGATAGGCGGGCGCGGCGGGCGAGGACGCGTCGGACGTACCCTTGATCACGGTCAGCGCGGCGCTCTCCACGCCGGAGGTCGAGTCGATGCTGTAGCGCAGCACGATCAGGTCGATGCGCTTCTTGCCGAACTCGCCGTTTTCCAGCGTCACGTCGGTGTACTCGCCCGGCTTCTGGCGCACGTGCCGCCCCTGCATCAGCAGGTCGCCGTCCTTGATGCGGATGGTGTTGTTGTCCAGCACGGCCGCGGCGAATTTCTCGCCCTTGTCCAGCACGCACATGCCGCCGGTCAGCGTGCAGGCATGAAAAGAGCCCACGTCGTTCGATGTGACGTGGGCTGAACCGGTGTGCCCGGTTACAAGATGTATGCTCAAGTGATCTTCCCTCCGATCTCATAGGTGATGCTCGCCTCGCCGCCGCGGATGGTCACGATCTTCTTTTTGACGGTCTGCGTCACGGTCAGGCCGGTGACCTGCTCAGTCGCGCGGATCTGGTCGCCCACGTCGTAGGCCGCGCCGGCCGCCGCAAGGGACATTTCGATGCGATCCACGTCCCGCAGCTCCCGGAAGCGAACCGCCGCGTCGGCGAGCAGGTCGGCCTCGGTATCGTCGTTGGTGTTCTCGTAGACCTCGGCCACCTCGTCCGCGCCGGTGAAGGTCTGTGTCTGGCTGATCGTGCCGTCCTCGTCCGCGTACAGGTGCGCAACCGTGCGCTCCGCCAGCTCGCCCGCGCCCAGGCAGACCAGGTGATTGACCTTGCGCTCGGTGCGGGAGAGGTCGAAGTCGGCCAGCGTCCCGGCCTGCGTGTCCTCGTCATAGAGCACGCGCGCGGCCGCAGACAGGGTCACCTTGCCCGCCGAATAGCGCAGGCACAGCTTGGCCCCGGCGCGGGAGAGCATCTTGACAATGCCCGTGTAGGCCGCGATATACCGGTCCATGCGGTAATTGCTCAGGACGATGCCGCTGTCCGCCGGGTCGGCCTGAAACAGGTCGGGCAGGCCGCAGCGCGCGATCAGGCGCTCCAGCACGCGGTTCGCGTCGCCGCTGAGGGTCAGGTAATCCTCCCCCGCGTCGGGCGCGAGGATCTTGCCCTCCAAAATGCCGTGCCAGGTGCGCCCGGCGTAGACCAGCGTGCCGTCGGCGGTCTTCACGTCCATCCGGTCGACGATCCCGCCGTACTCGGTGCCCTCCGCGTAGATCAGGCAGCCGGGCGCGCAGACGTTTCGACTGGTCACGGTGGTCAGCTCGAAGTCGTTCTCGCCGCTGCCGTAGGCCAGGTCGAGCGAGCAGTCCTGCAGCACGCCCATGTCCTCGCGGCTCGCGTTTGTGTAAATCAGATCCATAGCGGTTCGCTCCTTCGCGCCAGCACGGTCAGGTCGAAGCGCAGCTCGCCGTCCCAGGTCACGCTGCTCGTGCCGGCCGGGATGCGCTCGAAGATGTAGTCCGTCAGGCCTCTGTCCTTGAAGATGTTGACCTTCACGCCGCTCGCCTTCGTCAGGGTCAGCGTGCGCGCCCGGCTGTCGACGGTGATGTACTCGCCCGCCGCCGCGGAGTGGCTGACCGCGTATTCGTGCCCCGCGACGCGCACGGCCGGGTTCTCGCATGGGCCGTACAGGTTCAGGATGAAGTCCGCCGGCGCGTAGGACACGTTGTTCACCGCCTGCACCAGCAGGGGCGACATGTAGTCGAAGGCGAAGTCGTAGGGATAGTCCAGCGCGCCGGACGCGCCTGCGGCCAGCTCGCTCGAAAAGGACGAGGTGTATTCCTTCACCCAGTACGCGTCGTCGCTGACCACCGTGAGCGTGGTCAGGTAAAAGCGCTTGTCGCGGTTGTACTGCTTCTTCTGGCTGGCCATGATGTAGCAGCGCAGGAAATAGTCGCCTATGGCCAGCCTGCCCGGCTGCAGCGCGTCCACGTCCGCGTCGGTCACGTCCAGCAGGCGGTTCCGGCGCGCGGTCGCCTCAGCCTCTGTGCCGCCCGTCACGGCGACAGGCAGCGTGTACTTGGTCACGCCGCGGGAAAAGGACGCGATGCGGCCGCCGCGCGAGGAGGGCGTCCAGGTGTAGTCGTGCAGGCCGTTCGCGTTCACAAAATAACCGCCTGAGCCGAACTCAATGCGCTCGCCCAGGTGGTTCGTATAGGTCATTTTCTCGTAGTTCATGTCACGCTCCTCACCAGCCGCCCGAATTCGCGGTCGTTGATCTTCAGGCGCACGTCGCCGAGCGCCCCGGAAAGCGCGTCGGGCAGGCTCGCATTCAGGCTGTCCAGCTCGTCCAGGATTTCCCGCAGCAGCTGCGCCACCGCGTCGTCGCGGCTGGTCGCGGCCTCGGAGATCATGCCCCGCAGCGAGCGCGTGCCGATGACCGCCTCCTGCCCGGCCTCGCCGCCGCCCAGCAGACTGCCGCTGGCCGCGTCATAGCCGAAGATGGTCGGCTTGTTGAGCAGCATGCCGCCCTTCATGGCCTTGGCGTACCACTCGACGGACAGCTTCGGGAACTGATCCGGCCAGTCGAAGGGGTTCCAGGAGCCGCTGAATTTGAAGTGCGGCAGGCTCAGCTTCGGCCAGGTGAAATCGAAATTGAAGAAGCCCTTGATCGCCTCAATTGCCTCGCTCACGATGGTCTTGGCGCTGTTGATCGGGGTCTCGATGGCGCTCTTGACGCCGTCCCACACGGTTTCGGCCGTACTCCTTATGCCGTCGAAGGTGCTGCTGAGCCAGTCGCGGATGCCGCCCACGACCTCCTCCACCTTGTCCCTGGCCGCGGTGATCTTTTCCTCGATCGCGCCGCGGATGTCGTCCCAGAGCTGGGTAATCGTGCTCTTGGCCGCCTCGAAGCCCTCGGAAACGCCGGTCTTGATGCCCTCGATGATCTCGCCGACCGATTTCTTCGCGGCCTCGAACTTGTCCGTGATGGAGGTCTTGATGTTCTCCCAGATCTCGACCACCCCCGCCCAGAGGTTCTGGCAGGTGGTGACGACCGCCGTCTTGAGCGCTTCCCATTTCGCGGTCAGGTAGTCCTTGAGCTGCGCCAGCTTTTCCTTGATCGTGTCCCAGTTCTTGTACAGCTCCACGCCGATCAGTATCAGCGCCGCGATGGCCGCAATGACCAGGAAGACCGGGTTGGTGAACAGGCCCATGGCCGTCTTTACGGCGGTCACGGCGGTCTTCACCGTGTCGATCACGGTCTTGGCCGTCACGAATATGGCGATGGCCGCGAGCACTGCGCCGACCACCTCGCCCACAGCGCCCGCGAAGCTGTTCGCCTCGTCCGAGCCGCTGGTCAGCCAGTTCACGAAGTCAGTGATGTGTCCGATGATTTTGGTCAGGAAGCCGAGCAGCTGCTCGATTGCGCCGCCCAGTGTGCCGCAGGCTGCCTCGACAAGGCCGCTCTGCTCAAGCCAGCCCAGCAGGCCGTCCACGACGCTGCCGATCGCGGTTTTCACCGCCTCCCACAGGCCGCCCAGCTGCTCAAACAGCGGCTGAAGCGCCGGGAACTGCTCGGCGATGGCGTCTGCAATGGCGGCCACCGCGCTCTGGCCGGCCTCCCACAGGATGGGTACGGCCGCGATGATCGCGTCGTACAGGCCGGTAATGATCGCGCCGCCCTGCTCGAGCAGCATGGGAATGGCCGCCGCAACGGCCTCGGCGAAGGCCAGCATCAGGTTCGCCGCCGACTCGGCCAGCAGCGGCAGGTTGTCGAGAATGCCCTGCGCCAGTGCCGACAGCAGCGTCACGGCGTTTTCGGCCAGCACGCCGCTGTACTCCAGCAGCCACACGCTGAACTGGTTCATCAGCTGCGCCGCGCCGTCCGCCAGCAGCGAGGCGTGGTTCGTCAGCCCCTGCGCCAGCGTCAGCATCAGGTCGAACGCGTCCTGCAGCAGGCAGGGGCTCTGCGCGATGAGCGCGCCGCCCAGCGTCTTGACGATCTGCAGGCCCAGCGTGCCCAGCTGCGGCAGCAGCCCCATAAAGGCCTCGTACAGCTGCCCTGCCACGTCCACCGCGCTCTGAAGCAGCGAGGGCGCGGCGGTCACCAGTCCCTGCATCAGCGCGACCATCATGGCCGTGCCCGCCGACAGCAGGCCGGGTACGACCGCCGTCACCAGCGCGGGAAGCTCCTGCGCCACGATGGGCGCGAGCTGCTGCACGGTGCGCCCGATGCCTGAAATAATCACCCCGACGCGCTTGATGACGTTGTCTCCGGCGATCTTGACCGAGCCCACGAAGTTGCCGATCAGCTTGTTCAGATCCTGCGTCTCGTCGCCGATGCCGACGGTCAGGTTCTCCCAGGCCGCCTTCATCATGCCCACGCTGCCCTCGATGGTCGTCGCTGCCTCGAGCGAGGTGGTGCCGGTGATGCCCAGATTGTCCTGCACCACGTGAATGGCCTCGATCATCTGCGCGAAGGAGACCTGGTTGAGCGTCTTCGCCGTGACCTTGGTTGTCTTGCCCAGCACGCCCGAGTCGTTGATCAGGCGCGCCATTTCCGAGGCCGTGCCGCCATACAAAATGTTCGCCACAGTTCGCTGCGCTGTGACCGTTCTCTGATGAACTGCTGCATGTCACCATGCAGATCAGACTATCTCTTGAGCCGTGTGGCCCCCTCGCACTTCCGCCCGCTTGGGCGTACTCTACTCCATGAAAAAAGCGCTTGCTTGCAGGCGCTTTTCTCTGTTTCGATAGTCGTTACACGTTCATGAAATCGTTATTCTTTGACCTTCAGCATACTCGAACTTATATCCGCGTGTTTTCCCGCGTCTTCCAATGTTACCATCTTTCAGCAGCAGTGATATGTTGCCGATCGTTACACCGAAGTAGGCCGCGGCATCGGAAATTCTATCAAAGTACATCACATCGTCTGCGTCAAGCCATGCTTCATGCCCGCCGCCACGCTGTTTCCGCTTTTCCGGGTAGTGCGTGACCTTTACGCGCTGGCTTCTTACGCCCGCAGTGTTGAATCTGGAGTTCTGCTCTGAGTACGACGCCCAGCGCAGGTTTTTCAGCGAATTATTCTGCCTGTTACCGTCTTTGTGATCGACAGTTGGCTTGTTTTCCAGATTCGGAATAAATGCTTCTGCAAGCAACCTGTGCAATGCGCATTTTTTCGATTTGCCGTCGTGCCAAAGATCGACGTACAAATACCCATTTTTCGCATTTACGTAGGCAGCTTTCACTATTCCGGTCGTGTCATTACGCACTTCCCCAGATTCATTGATAGAATAGTTCTCGTTTCCTTTGACCTTTTTCCAAGACATATTGCTCGCCTTCCTCGTTTATGCTAATTTCATTTTACAATGCTTTGGAAGGAAAGTCAATACGATTTCATGCTTCGCACGGTATTGTCTTACGCGCACAACGCAAGAGTTTCACCGTTTTCACGAGGTTTTTCTGCTCGGCAATGGCGTGTTCTACCGAGCTTCAGGTTGTCGAGCATGGCGTAATTCTGTTTCGCGAAGCCCTGATACGCGCTCGTGATGGCCTCCATGTCGGTACCCATCTTGTTCGCGTTGTCAGACATGTCCTCAAGGGCGGTATTCGCGTACTTGGCCGCGGCCGCCGTGTCGCCGCCCAGGCCCTGCAGCAGGCTGGCCGAGAAGCCGGTCACCGTCTCCATGTAGCGGTTGGCCGACATGCCGGCGTTCTTGTAGGCCGCGTTGGCGTAGTCCATTACGACGTCCTTGGACGTGCCAAAGAGCGTCTCCACGCCGCCGGTAAGCTGCTCGTAGGACGCGTAGCCCTCGAGCGCCTGCTTGCCCAGCACGACCAGCGCGCCGCTCGCCGCGCCCAGGCCGGCCGCCGCAGCCTTGCCCGCCACGGCCAGGCCGGTTTTCAGCCCGCTGGCCAGCCTGGACGCAGCCTGTTTGACGCCGCTGGCCTTGGCCTGAAATTCGCTGTCGTCCGCGCCGATTTTCACCATCAGCTCCAGCAGGTTCATCCGATCACCTCCAGTCCTGCCTGTCTGATCACGTCCCGCGCGATCTCCTGCGCGCTGCGCTCCGGCTTCCTCGGGGCGAGCAGCTCCATGTAGCGCCGCTCGACGCACTGGCCGCCCAGCGCGTGCGCGACGTTATTGGTCAGCGCCATGGCTGCGTCGGTCAGGTACGCCCGATAAAGCAAATCCTCCCGCCGCCGGACGGCGCGGGAGGAAGCGTAGCGCAGAAACGCCCTTACAGAGGCAGGGCCTCGGTATTCGCCTGCGCAGAGCCAGGCTGCATCTCGGTCTGCGCAGAGGGAAAAAGCTCGCTGAACTGCGGGTCGTTGAGCAGCTCCAGGCAGTCGCGCAGCAGCACGCCCAGGTTGAGCCCCGCGCGATACTCCTCCGCGCTCACGCCCTGAATCGTCGAGAGGATGGCCGTCAGATCCTGCTTATGCGTGCGCAGCAGTGCGGGCAGGGCGGCGCGCAGGCGCTGGGCGCGGGTCGTCTGCTCGCCCTCGGCGGGGCGAAAGAGCGCGGCGGCCTGCGCGTCCTGCGCAATGCTGGCGACCGGGTCAATCAGGTCGGCGATCACGTCGAACACGCGGTCGCCCTTGATGTCGGATAGCTTCATATCGATGCACCTCCTCAGGCCGCTTCCGCCGTGCCGGCCTTGACGTATACCTCGAAGGGCACCTCGTCCTGCGCGGACATGGCGTAGTGAGCGGTGTACTCAAAGGCCATCTGGCCCTTGGCCTTGTCGCCGGACTGGATCTGGAAGCCGCCGGTCGACAGGCTGTTCTTCATGTGAATGGCCACGAAGCCGCCGTTGCTCGCGCCGTTCTTGTCCGAGTAGTCGCCCACCCACCACAGGTCGGTGAAGTCGCTCTGGCTCAGGTCGTTGCGCGGGGTGACCTTGGTAGTGTCCGTGCTGTCCACGTCGGCCGCGCCGGCCAGCGTCTTGACCGTGGCGGGGGAGAGCGTCACGAACGTGCCGGACAGCTTGATCTCCCAGCTGTCCAGGCGCTTGAGCTCCTTGGTGTTCTTCGGGCAGTTGTCGATGTCCTCGCCGAAGTCCGAGAAGCTGGGCGTGGCGGTGAAGTTGACGCCGCCCGAGGTCGCGCCCAGGATGCTGTCCGATTCGACGGCCGCGGTCGAGGGCGTAAAGGACTTGAGCAGGATGCCGGCGTTCAGCTGCAGGTTCTGGAACGCCGTTTCGGGGATTTTGGTGAATTTCATGTCTTGCCTCCTATAGAGTCAGGTACTCGGCGGTCAGGTTGAGATACCGCCGCTTGAGATTCGGGTCGTCATCCGTCAGGCTCTGGCACCAGGGCGAGCCCATCTTCAGCCAGACCGCGCCCTCGTCGCAGGGCACGATTGCGCCGCCGCGGGAGAGCGAGCGCGCGATCTCGGCGGCCTTGGCGTTCGGCTCGGCCTCGCCCGTACCGTAGTACCACAGATCGGCGGTCAGGCTGACCTCGCCGCCCCACGCGCCAGTGGCCAGGGCGTAGGTCAGGTAGGGAAAGGCCGCGCCCTCAGGCACGCTCGAGGCCGGGTAGGCGGTCAGAAACTGGGAAAACCAGGCGTGCAGCGCCTTGTCAGCGGTCATGTGGGGAGCTCCTTTCGCTCGGCGGTGAAGTGCTTGAGGGGCAGCGTCGAACAGGCTGGGGCGCGCTTTTCCTCGGGATTCGAGGTCACGCGCCAGGTCTCGCCCGACTGCGCGTCCCGGAAGTAGTCCCCGAAGGCGAGCCGCACCGACTGGTTCACAAGCGCGTCGTACACGCTGCTCACGCCCTGTTTTTCTGCCCTGCGCGCCTCTATGGAGGCGTTTCGCGCCAGGCTGGCGGTGAACTCGAAGTCCTCCGTCCAGGTCGTTACGCGCCCGCCCGCGCCGTCCTCGGCGGTCTGCGGCTTCATGCGCACGCACCGGCGCGCGAATTCGTCGAGCAGGCTCATCGCTCCGCCCCCTTGATTCTGCGCCAGGCGTTCAGCCGCCCGCGAAAGGCCGCCTGCCAGGTGAGCGCCCCGCCGGTCTGCGCGTCGGTCGCGCGGGTATAGCTGTAGTCGGTAAAGCTCTCGCTCTGATAGGGGCTGAGCGCCGCCGCGCCCTGCTTGGCCTGCCAGGCCGCGATTTCCTCAGCCAGCGAGACGACCGCTGGCGGCACGGCCAGCGCCCAGACGCTCCCGGTAAAGGTCTCGTTTGTCAGGTCCTCGGCCGGATACCGGTGCAGCCCGTCGTTAAAGACTGAGCCGACGATGCGAAAATACTGGCCTTCCCGCAGAAAGGGCAGCGCAAGGCCGCCCTTTCCACGGTTAAACGCACCCTCATGCCGCTCCCGAAGGAACCAGTTGTTCAGGTGCCTGAGGATCTCCTCCAGCATCGCGCCGCCCTCCCTTCATCAGCTCACCGACGCGAGCAGCTTGGCGATTCGGCTGCCGTCGGTGACCTTCGCGCCGTAGACGTGCAGGCCCTTCACGCCATCGGCAAAGCGCTTCTCCAGGCGATAGGCCTCGGTCTTGATGATCTGCTCGGCGTAGGTGGTCGCCGACTCGACCTGCGCGGTGATCTCGAAATACGGGGTCTTGCCGGTGTCCGTGCCGGTGCCGGTGGCGACGTTGTTGGACATGTAGACGTTGAAGCCGGCGACCTTGCCCACCTCGCCGTTCACCAGCGCGTTCTGGCCGGCGGCCGCGTCGCTCTTGGCGAAGCGGTCGTCCATCAGCAGCAGCGCGTACACCTCGGGCGGCACGACCAGCGTGCGGCCGGTGTTGGGCACGCTCTGCTTGTCCAGCTTGGTACGCAGCTTGACGATGTTCTCGTAGACGTTGTCCTTGGTCAGGGCGACGGGCGCGGCGGCCGAGCCCACGACGTTGCCGCTGGCCGCGCCGCCGGCGATGGTCTTGAGCAGGAAGGCGTCCGCCGCGTCGGCCAGGCCGTAGGCCGCGCGTCCCATCGCGGTGTCGATCAGCTCGCCCGCGGCCTGCGCCTTGTCCACGTCGTCCACCTGGAAGTTGAAGTACTTGCACTGGTCGATCTCGAGCTTCTGCTCGGTGGTGGTCAGCGCGTCGGGGTCGGCGATGTCGGTGTTCTTGGTGTAGTCCTTGACGGTGACCGCGCCGATCGAGTTGATGTGCACGGTGTCGCCCTGGTTGGCGATCACGCCCTCGTAGCTGCGGTTGACCAGGTTGGTCGCGACATGCGCCTTTTCAAGGGCGTAGAGCAGGCGCGCGCTCCAAAGCTCGGGAATAAACGTAGTAACAGCCATGTGTCAGGCTCCTTTCTGATTTAGGGACGCTTTGATGCCGTCCCAGTTCGCGTTGATTTCCGCGGCGCTCATGCCGCGAATCTGCTCGGCGGTGTAGCTGCCGCCGGGCGGGGTCACAGGAGGCGCGGGCGGGTTTGCGCCCTGGGTCTGGCTGGTGGCGATCAGGCCCTTGTACGCGCCCTCGAGCAGCGCGTCGAGCGCCTTCGTGTCCTTGATTTTGCCGTCCTCCAGCTCCAGCGCGGCCATTTCCTCGCCGACCCCGCGCATGGCGATCTCAAGGTTCGCGCCGGTGACGCGTTTGTCCTCGAAATAGGCGCGCACGGCCTTTTCCTTGGCCGCCCGGCTCTCCTTCGCGGTGATGTCGGCCTTGTAGGACTCGAAGGCCGAGTGTTCCTTCTCGTACCGGTCCTTGTAGCCGCCGTCGCCCGCCGCCCGAAGGTCGTCCAGCTCCTTTTGAACGCCGGGCAGCCTCTCCGCGTCCGGCCGGTATTTGGCGACGTCCGCCTTCAGGCCGTCCACGGTGTCGGTGTGCGCCTCGATGATGGTGTCGACCTGTTCGTCGGTCAGCCCCATTCCCTTGAGCAGTTTCCTCGTCAGTGCCATGTGTCTGCCTCCTTGAGCGCCCGGTTCTTCGGGCGAAATATAAAAAAGCCGCGGTTCTTCGCGGTTTTTCGCAATGAAAAAGGCCGTGCGGCGCAATGCCCACGACCCGTGGTTTATCCGTTTTTCAGCGCGTCCTTCAGGATCGCGCGATATTTGTCCGCGTGCTCGGTCGCCGCGGGCTTGAGGAAGGGCTGCGCCTTCTGGCCGCTGGTGCGGTGCCAGGCGCCCTGCGCGTCCTGATACGCCCAGGGAGTCGGCCGCCCGCCCGGGTAGTATTTGCCCGTGCCCAGCTCGACATAGGGCGCGTACTCGTTGTTCGTGCCGATGTAGACGGCCTTCCCGCTGACCAGGTGGGTGATGCTGTTTCGCAGCACGCCGGTATCCACCGGGCACAGCGCCTTGGCGTAGCCCTCGCCCGCCAGGCCGCAGGCCTCAAGCCCCCGCTCAAGCGCCTCCCGCATCGCCTGGCGCACCTCCTCGGTGTGGTCGGTCAGGTCAACGTTCATTGCCGTCACCTCCAAAGCATATGACAAGAGCGCCGCGCGGAAAGCGCAGCGCCCGGCGGGTATCGCTTAGAAAACAGAGTCATTGTCCGGGGCTTCGATCTCCTCGCCTGTTTTAAGGGCCTTTTCAACGGCCGCAACGATGACATTGTCAGCCGCCCCCATAAACAGAAAGATCGGGAAACCGCCGAATCGTTCGGTATACGCGCGAATCGCTTCCTCCGCTGTCATATCTTTCCTCCTATCATGTCAAGCACCATTTGGGTAGCGTTGGGGAAAATACGCTTCATTTGCAAATACGCCTTTTCATTAGACGCCGCACTGTCCAGTACCTCGGCAAAGAACTCCTTTTCTGTTGCCCCCTGCCGCTTGTGGTATTTCACGCCGTGTCCAACACCCAAAGGGTATGACTTGTTCGTACAATACTCGAGAATATCCGAAATATTCCCGCATTCAGTCAGCGGCATGTTTTCCGCTTTCAGCATTGCGATCAGGTCGTCGTTCTTCTTCTTGCCAGAAGCCTTCTTGAACGCCAGGTAGTCATTCTTTATAACGGTTTCCAGCCTGACTCCATTATACTCCTTGTTTGAGGCGTAGTCAAACAGGTTTTTCCCGCCCATGAGCCAGTCTATATTGTGGCCGAACTCGTGGAACGCAACCTGGTATGGCTCCTGATAACTGCTGCCTGCTGCCGCGCTCCCCTCGTCAAAGTAGATACCGCCATTCATGCCGCTGAAATAGGCACCGCCTTGGTGATGACTATCCACGCACTTTATCTGGTCTTGATACTTCGCGAAAACTGACTTCACTTCAGCATGGCTGCTCTTTTTCAAGGCCGCGCTCATGCCTGCCTGAAATTTCTGCGAAAGGCCGGACGAACCCGCAAAGCTCGCGCTCACGGGCTTGATGGCCTTCTGCCTCGCCCTCGTTTTCCCCTTCGCCCACTGCTCGAAGGTCTGCCCCCGCACGACCTCGCTAAGCCCGGTGAGCGGGTTTCTGGCGCGCCGGGGCGCGTCCTTCACGCCCATGCCCGGCAGCTCGGCGACCAGCGTGCAGCGGCAGTTGTACACCTCGTGCGCCGGCCCCTGCGGGTCGCCGGGAAAGCGGCAGCCGTTGGAGAACGCCTCGCCGGGCAGCACGGTTTCGCCGTCCAGCCGGGCGTGCGAGTGGCGCGTGCGGCCGTCCAGCGTGGCCATCCAGCGCTTCTTCAGCGTCAGGCCCATGCGCTCCGCCGCGGCGTAGCTGTCCATGCGCCCGGCGTTCTGCGCGCCGGTGACGGCGGTTCGCGCGGTGCGGATGGCACTGTCCCGGTTCATGTCGCGCATGCGGGTCTGGAGGTCGTCCGCCATGGCCTTGAGCCCCTTGCCCTGCAGGATGGAGCTGGTGACGCTGGCCGTGATCTGCCGCCTGCCATATGCCAGGTCGATGCCGCGCCGCAGCGCCCGCTCGGGCGGGTAGTAGGGCATGAGGCCGGGTTGCTCGGCGATCAGGCGCTTGACCGTCTGCTCGTCCCACAGGTCAAAGCCCACGTCGCCCGCGACCTGCTCGATGGCGTAGGCCGCGTAGTTTCGGTTCAGGGCGTACAGGCCACCCGTCGCGTCGTTGACATAGGCCACGGCGGTCTCGTTCGCCCGCGTGTACCGCTGGGCAATGCGCTCCCGCATCGCCTGATACCGCTCGCCGCGCCCGATCTGGCTGAGCCGCCACTGCGCGTAGTCCTGCTCCGTCCACGTCCGCCCGTTGACGGTCTGGCCGATCAGCGCCTTCATCTCGCCGTCGCGCTTGGCAAAGCTCTCGAAGTAGGCCTCGATCGTGCCCTGCAGCTCGCGCGCCGCCTCGCCATAGACCGCCGCAACGCGCGCCTCCAGACCCGCAAGCGCCTGCCCGGTCAGCCTCTCGCCCAGGTC